GACTAAAATTGACGTTGGTAAGCCAGAATTCAGAGAAGCAAATAGATTATTCTACATTTTCTGGGAAGCTTGCAAAGCCGATGTACGATCATACGGAATGTGCTATCTTAAAAACAGAAGATCTGGGTTTTCATTTATGGCATCAGCAGAAACTGTTAATTTGGCAACCATATCAAGTGATGCTAGGTACGGGATTTTATCCAAGTCTGGAGCTGACGCAAAAAAAATGTTCACTGATAAAGTGGTACCCATATCAGTTAACTACCCATTCTTTTTTAAACCGATACAAGACGGTATGGATAGACCCAAAACCGAATTGGCATATCGTGTACCCGCAAGTAAATTTACCAGACGAAAGATACTCGCGAATGAAAGGGCCAAGGAGCTCGCGGGGTTGGACACCACCATCGATTGGAAGAACACAGGTGACAACTCCTACGACGGTGAGAAATTATCGCTCCTCGTCCATGATGAAGCAGGTAAATGGGAGCGCCCGGACAACATCCTCAATAACTGGAGGGTTACGAAAACAACGCTAAGATTAGGTAGCAGAGTTATAGGAAAGTGTATGATGGGTTCAACTAGCAACTCATTAGATAAAGGTGGTGAAAATTTTAAAAAACTTTATAATAACTCAGATGTTACTAAACGAAACCGCAATGGACAGACTCGCTCGGGATTATATAGTTTGTTCATACCTATGGAATGGAACTTCGAAGGATTCATTGATTCTTTTGGATTACCTGTATTCAATACACCAGAAAAAGAAGTACAAGATAATTACGGAGAAGTTATGACATCGGAGTTATCGAACACTGGGAAAACGAAGTTGAGGGATTAAAAGGCGATCAAGATGCTTTAAATGAATTTTATAGGCAATTTCCCCGTACTGAAGAGCATGCGTTTAGAGATGAAACTAAAAATAGTATATTTAATTTAGCAAAAATATACGAGCAAATAGATTTTAATGAAGAAGCTAAATATAGTGCATTAGTAACTAAAGGAACTTTTTCTTGGAAAAATGGTATTAAAGATTCTCAAGTCCAGTTTACTCCAAATGATAATGGTAGATTTAAAGTTAGCTGGGTTCCAGATTTAAGATTACAAAATAATGTAATAATAAAAAACGGTATTAAATACCCTGGTAATGAACATATAGGTGCTTTTGGATGTGATAGTTATGATATATCTGGTACTACAGACGGCAAAGGATCTAAAGGCTCTTTGCATGGGCTAACTAAGTTTAGTATGGAAAATACACCAATTAATCAGTTTTTTCTTGAATATGTTGCTAGACCGCAAACAGCTGAAATATTTTTTGAAGATGTTTTAATGGCATTAATATTTTACGGTATGCCTATGTTAGCTGAAAATAATAAACCAAGATTATTATATTATTTAAAACGCAGGGGCTATAGAGGATTTTCAATGAATAGACCTGATAAAATTTATAATAAATTATCTGTTGCAGAAAAAGAAATAGGTGGTATACCAAATTCAAGTGAAGACATAAAACAGGCTCATGCTGCTGCAATTGAAAGTTATATAAATGACCATGTTGGCATAAAAATAGATGGCGAGCACGGCAATATGTATTTTAATGAAACTCTAACTGATTGGTCAAAATTTGATATAAATAAAAGAACTAAATTTGATGCAGCAATAAGTTCTGGTTTAGCCATTATGGCGTGTAATAAAAATTTATATACACCTAAACAAATAAAAGAATTAAATAATAAAGTTAATTTTAGTTTTGCTAAATATAACAATAAAGGAAATATTTCAAAAATAATACAATAGATGTCAAAAGTAATAACAAAAGGTTCTTTTCCAAGCCAGGCTGTTCCTAGCATTGAGAAAGCTGATTTAAAATATGGATTGCAAGTCGGTAGAGCTATTGAATCAGAATGGTTTAAAAAAGATTCTGGTAGTACACGTTACTTTGCAAATAGAGATCAATTTCATAGATTAAGGCTATATGCAAGAGGAGAGCAGAGTATACAAAAGTATAAAGATGAATTATCTATTAATGGTGATTTATCATATTTAAATTTAGATTGGAAGCCAGTGCCTATTATACCTAAGTTTGTAGATATAGTTGTAAATGGAATACAAGAAAGAACATATAATTTAAAAGCATTTTCAGTTGATGAAATAGCTTCTAAACAAAGAACTCAGTTTGTTCAGGATATGTTAAATGATATGTATGCAAAACAGTTTGCAATGGAAATGGAAGAAGCTTTAGGGGTAAGAACATTATCAAATGATCCCGCTTCTATTCCTGAAAATCCTGAAGAGTTAAATCTTCATATGCAGTTAAACTATAAACAATCTATTGAAATAGCACAAGAACAAGCTATTGATAATGTATTTTTATCAAATAAATATGAGCTATTAAAGAAAAGATTAGATTATGATATATGTGTTTTAGGAATTGGTTGTATTAAAAATAGTTTTAATACTGCTGAAGGAATAAAATTAGAATATGTAGATCCTGCTGATTTAGTATATTCATATACAGAGTCTCCGTATTTTGATGATATATATTATGTAGGTGAAATAAGAAAAGTTTCAATTGTTGAACTTAAAAAACAATTTCCACAATTAACAAATGAAGATATTGAAAATATACAAAGCACAGGTGGAAATAGAATATCTAGAAAAGCTTATAGCGATTCTTTAGATCAAGATAAAAATTATGTTCAAATATTATATTTTGAATATAAAACTTTTGAAAATCAAGTTTATAAAATTAAACAAACTGCAACAGGAGCTGATAAAGCAATAGAAAAAACAGATTTTTTTGATCCTCCAAAAGACGCAAGAGCAAGATTTGAAAAAGTAAATCGTTCAATTGAATGTTTATACGAAGGTGCTAAAATAGTTGGTCATGATTTAATGCTAAAATGGAATAAAGCTGTTAATATGACTAGACCTAAATCTGATATTACAAAAGTTCAGATGAGTTATAATATAGTAGCACCGAGAATATATAAAGGTAAGCCCGAATCATTAGTTGGCAGAATGACCACATTTGCAGATATGATTCAAATAACGCATTTAAAACTACAGCAGGTTCTTTCAAGAATGGTACCAGACGGCGTGTTCTTAGATGCGGACGGCATTGCTGAAGTGGATTTAGGTAATGGAACAAATTACAATCCACAAGAAGCGCTAAACATGTATTTCCAAACAGGTTCTGTTATAGGTAGATCAATGAATCAAGATGGTGATTTTAATCAAGGTAGAGTGCCTATTCAAGAATTAAGAACCGGCGCTGGTAATACTAAAATTGCAAGTTTAATACAATCTTATAATTATTACTTACAAATGCTAAGAGATGTTACTGGATTAAACGAAGCAAGAGACGGGGCACTACCTGATAAAAATGCTTTAGTTGGTGTACAAAAATTAGCAGCGGCTAATAGTAATACAGCTACAAGACATATATTACAGGGTGGATTATATGTAACATTAAAAACAGCTGAGTCAGTTTCTTTAAGAATTTCAGATGTATTAGAATATGGAAATACTAATCAATCATTTATACAATCATTAGGTAAGTTTGATGTTGCAACATTGTCAGAAATAAAAGAATTACATTTACATGACTTTGGAATATTTTTAGAATTAGCGCCTGATACAGAAGAAAAACAATTATTAGAAAATAACATACAAGTTGCTTTAGCTCAAAAACAAATAGAACTTGAAGATGCTATAGATGTTAGAGAAATTAGAAATCTTAAATTAGCTAATCAGTTATTAAAATTAAGAAGAAAAAAGAAACAAGAAGCAGATAGAGCTTTAGCACAACAAAATATTCAGATGCAATCTCAAGCTAATGCACAATCAGCTCAAGCAGCAGCAGCAGCGGATATGCAAAAACAACAAAGTTTAGCTGAAAGTAAAGTTAGAATTGCACAAGCACAAAACCAATTTGATATTGCAAAACTTGAAAGAGAAGCAGCAATTAAAAAAGAATTAATGGAATTTGAATTTCAATTAAACATGTCGCTTAAAGAACGCGAAGCAGACGTAATTAAAAATAAAGAGAAATATAAAGAAGACCGAAAAGACGAAAGAACAAAAATACAAGCAACTCAACAAAGTGAATTGATTGACCAGAGAAAATCTGGTACTCCGCCAAAAGATTTTGAATCTGCAGGTTTTGATAACCTTGGTGGATTTGGTTTAGAACAATTTGAACCAAGATAACATTTTTAACAATTATATAATATTTTATTATGGCAGAAGAAATTAAAGCTAAAGTATTAGACTCAGAAGAAAAGTCAATACAACAAAAAGAACAAGAAGTCCAGGAAAAATCAACAAATTTTGATAAAGAATCTGGAATGTATAAAGTAGATTTAACAAAAGTTAACGAACAAAAACCAAAAGAAGATGCCGTTCAAGAACAAGAAACAGAGAATGGCGTGCTACGCGGAAGCGGCGAGAATGAAGAAACTGGGGAAAAAGCCGAAGT